ATGGCTTGAATATATATAACTCTACTGTTTCACTCTTTTTACCGTTACCAAATGTAGGTATTCTCTTAGGATTATCACTAGGCTTTATATCTACCCACTTAGGATGATAATAATAAGCTCTAATAACGCCTTTAGCATCACATTTCTCAGCTCTTAGAGTTTCCATAGGGAAATGTAGTATCTTAATGATTTTAGTCTTAGACTTATTGTATACTACTTGCATAGCAGCTTGTCCTAGCATCTTATAATCATTAGAGACTCTCTTTACTTCTCTTGGTCTAACTAATAATTTAAATTTAGCATACATTTCAGGAAATTCCTCGCTATCTGTAGCTTCTATACCTCTACCGTAAATCATATCAACAATACCGTTAATACATCTACTGTTTGTCGGAGAGCCTAAGTATTTCTCTATAAGGCTATCAAAGTAATCATTGTTTTCTCCATAAGAAACCCAATCTTTACCATACACTTCCTTAACCTCTGGTGTTTCATAACCAGATAAGTTTACTACCCTTATAGAATTGTTCTTGTTAGTCATCTAATATCACGTATTCGTTAGAAGGCTCTGCATATTCTGTGTAATCTGAATTACTTATAGAATATCTTCCTTCGTTATTATAAGGAACACTAGCATCTGGCAGAACAGATACTTTATCTCTGTAAACTAATTTATTTGTTGTAGTATTGAATATAGTAATAAAATAATCAAAACTTGTTCTTAGTTTATTTGATGTGCTCACTTGAAATCCCAAATAATTATCATACTTAGTACTTTCATCATTAGTAAAGCTAAAAGTATCGTTTGTACTTTCCTCTAAAAACGATATTGTTAAAGAACCAGCAGATGCAACAACAGTTCCATTACCTAGAGTAGTATACGTTACCGAAGTACTTCTAGGAATGATGTTAAACGTCTGTGCACTATCATTATTTGTTATTATCATATTATGATAACGATATTTTTCTTTTTTGTTTTATAATAAAAAAGGGTAAGCTAATGCCTACCCTATTTTTACCAATAATAAACAATATTATTATTCGTTACTCATATTTGATGTTTGTACATCGAATCCTGATGTATTGCCTACAGCAACTAGTGTGCTTAGTACAAATAAAGATGGTAATACTTCTTTTCCTTCGAAAGTAATATTATATCCGTTTAAGTCTCCCATTGCACCTCCTGTAGAAGTGTTAACAGAAACTTCACATCCATTTTGTCCTCCAGCTATTCTAAATTTCCCATTATAATCTTCAATGATTATATGAGGTCTACCGTAAGACAATAATTTTAATTGCATCATTGTATCAGCATTTTGAGCTTTAAGAACAAAAGCACCTGATTGAGTCCAGAATGAAGTTCCGTTATCTCTAGAATTTTCATTAGTTTCTTCAAAGGTATTGTTGTCTCCTCTTAATTCAAATTTGTGTACGTCTACACCAGCGGTTAAAGTTGCTACCGTTCCGTCAAATGCAGCAGCGGTTGGAGCGTTAGAACTAGCGTCAGCCATCCCAGCGTACATAGCGTCTGAGTAATTAGCAATGTAAAGATTTTTAATCCCACCTACGGACTCTTTACACGCTTCTAGTCTCCCTTTTGATAAATCACAAGCCATTTTTTATATGTTTTTTAATAAAAAAGGGCAGGTAGAATATCCCACCTACCCCTTTTATATGTTAGTATTAATTTATATTAAGAATAAAGAACGATGTCAGAACCGATACCGTATTGTACACCAGCAGTAAATCTCATTACTATTCTTACGTTTTGACTTCCGTCAATGTCAGCCATATCGATAACTTTTACTTCATTGTGGTCAGATAATAAACCTGTACCGAAATATAAGTTAGACTTTTCAGCAGCCATTGCAGTATTGTCAGCTAATCCATTAGCAACAAAGATTCTTACGCCATCGAAAGATAATTCTCCTCCGTTGTACCATTGAGTACCTTCGTTCATTGTTCCAGCTCCACCTAAGTTAGAAGCAAATCCACCTAAAGCTCTTACATAAGCTCTAGCGATGTTTTGTGATACATATAAGTATAAGTCTTCTTTTCCGTATAATGAAGAAGGAATTGCATCAACGATAGCTCCTAATTGAGCGATAACGTTAGCAGAAGTTACTGTTGCAGCAGCAACGTCAATAACGTCAGCATCAGCAGCAGCTAGTACGGTAAATCCGTCAAACTCTCCAGCGTTAGCGTTAACACCTCTCCAGATGTTTTGCTCATTCTTTTCAGCTACTTTAGCTACAACGTGAGCTAATAAGTAATCTTGGAAAGTTTTAGGTAATGAATCAAATGCAGAATATCCCATAGATACTGCTTCCCAATCTGAACGGAAATCAGCTTTACATAATTCTAAGTTTACTTGGAATGTTTCTGGCTCAATAATTCTTTCTGTTAAAGTTACAGAAGAAGTTGCAGCGAAGTCACATCCTCCATTAGCGATAAGGTCTCCTGTAGCTAATTTCTTGATTACTTCTTTAAATTTAATGTTTGGTTTTACTTCGATACCACCTTTTTCGATAGTATTAGCAGATAATAAAGCAGCAGAAATATATTTCCCTGCAAATTCGCCTGCGTAAGTAGTTGTAATTGATGTTGTAGTTGCCATAATTGATATTAGTTGTTAAATAATTTGTTAAATACTCTTTGTTTTGTTGTTACTGGTTGTTTCTGAGAAAATAAGTTCATTGTGTTTGAGCTTACTTCAGCTTCAGGAGAATGTGCGATAGACTCTGCTTCTTCAGATAACTCTACTTTGTCAGAGCTTAATTCTTCAGGAACATCAGATGATTCAACCTCACTCATGTTATCCATCATTTGGTCGTACATAGCTTTAAATTCAGCTACTACCTTGTTTAATTCTTCTTTGGTAGCGTAAATGCTTTCTTCTTCTACTACTTCTTCAACCACGTCTTCTTCGACTACCTCTTCTTCTAAAGAAGTCTCATCTACTGTTTCTTCAGCAAGTTCTACTTGCTCTTCTACTACTTCTGTTTCTACTTCAGCAGAAAGCTCCTCTTGAACAGGAGTTTCTTCTTCAGCTTCTACAGAAAGTAATACGTTTTTAAATTTGTTGATAATTTCTGTTGCTTTCATAAATAATTATTATAATTTGTTAACGTTTAATAAATAATCTGTTTCATTTTCGGATTATTGTGAGTTGTTTTGATTGGTTAAACTACCAATTCCTTGAGCCTGTAAACTACCATCACAGCACTTAGTGCTATAGGTATTGTTTTTACATAAACAAGCTCTTTTACTATTCTTTGGGCTATTGCTACTTGGTGTTTTTTTCATTTATCTATTTGTTTTATTTTGTTTATTGCCCAGTTAATTCCAGAGCTACCACCCCAAGCATCCCACATAATACCTCCACATCCCTCGCTATAAGGAACATCTTTATTCTGTTGATGTCTTTTAAATGAAGCCATTCTAGCTATTGTTGAACGAGATATATTTTCTCCTGATGCTAATTGATTAGCTCTTGTCCATCCTACTAGAGTTCCACATTCACTACCATTCTCTTCTTTCCATTTTAATGCTCTCTTAGCATTGTTTCTTGCAGCTTGTGGATAATCACTATATGTTTCTAATTCTATTTCTTCTCCCCTAAGCAAAAAGTCCTCTAGTTGAAATAATTTAGCTAATGCTTCAAACTCATCATAGTCCATTTCTTCTTTTACGCTCTCTCTTGGTCTTTCATCTAGTTTATCTGTAAAGAATCCTTCTATACTAAATCCTTTTACTTTACCTTCTTTAACAAACTCTTCCCAAATCTGGTCATTATTTACTTTTACAGAAACCATCCAAGTTCCTACTGGTAAGTCAAGATTATACTTAGCTGATTTGTCTTTCTTCTCATCTTCTATTATCCAACTCTCTACAACACTTAGTCCATTTAATTCTACCTCGTGTTCTAATGTTGAGTTATTCTGCTTACCCTTAGTCAAAAACAGCTCAGAAGCTTTTCTTACAGTTTCTTTAGAGAAGAATATATAATACTCTTCTTCTCCGTTATGTCTGTATATCTTCTTGTCTGGTATTAAAGCAGCTCCCATAAGTATGCGTTTCTCAGCATCTACTTCAGCTAACTTAATCTCTTGTGCTTTTAAAGCAATGAAGTCTTCTTCTATTGCAGGGTTTTCCACTATAGATATAGCTTCTATACCAGCAAAATCATTTTCTTCGTCTATAAATAATTCTATAATATTTTCTTCCATAATTTGATAACGTATTTAATGTATTTTGTTTTATATTAGTCTCCTCCTAATGAAGCTCCTGTTGATATTTGTAAGTCTAATTCTTGTTGTGATGTCATCTGACTACTTACTACATAAGCTTGAACAGGTTCTTGGAATTGACTACCTACTGCTTCGGCTAATTGATTAGTTCCTGTAGAACCAACTAAGTTAAAGTCAAATGTCCTATCTCCTCCTACTGTTGCTCCTCCTGTGGTTGTTCCTCCGTTTCTTGTAGGTATCGGTGTGTTTAATATCTTGTTAACATTAGAAAGACCCATAGCTGTTACAAGAGCTGCTTGAGCTATATTCCAAGGACCATAAGGCTCAGCTCCTAATGCAGCTACAGCAGCTTTTCTAGTGCTCATTAAAGTTGCTGCGACAGCAGCAGCTTTACCTATAGCACTACCTTTTTCAGCTATTGAAGCAATAACTTCAAATCCATATTGAACAATATCTAATTTAGCTTCTTCAGTCTTTTCAGTTAATACTAATTTATCATTATTAAATTGAGTTTCTGCATTTAGTTTTTGTTTCAATAAGTCCATGTAAGAGTCACCATCTCTCTTTCTTTCTTTTATTTCCTCATCTAGCCAATATACTTTCTGGTCATATTGAGCCTGAAGTAATACAGCTTCTGCATTTAAAGCGTCAACTCCAGCGTCTTGAGTCATACCAAACGTAAGAGCTTGTATTTCTCCAGCATCAACTGCTTCTTGATATTTTTTAGTAGATTCTCTAGCTATTTCTAATTGAAAATTAAATCTTTTAGATGCTTGAGTCATTGTTAATTCTGTTAAAGCATCTTGATGTTCCTTTTCTGCTTGTAGCTCCATTTTATTAAAAGTAGCTTTTGCTTCTGCTATTTTAGCTTCATTTTCTGTTGTTTTTAAGAAGTTCTCTAGTCTTAACCTTTCTTTCTCTATAAAAGAGTCATGTCTATTTTGTAAGTCTTCTCTTTCATATTTTTGCTTTATTTCTAACTTCTTAAATTCATTCTCCTCAGTAGCTAACTCTTCATCTCTCTGAAACTTTAGTGTTATTTTTGATAAATCAAGTAATCTTTGTTTAAATGACTTTATTGCTTTAGGTTCATCTCTATCATCATCATCCCCAAATATTTTGTTTACTATACCTTCTTCTCCAAATATATCTGTTAATTCTGATACAGCTTCTTTAGCCCTATTTATACTTCTAACTGATGCCGCAGCTAATGCTTCTGGAGAGCCTTGTTCAAATTCATCAAGTTTTCCATAAAACATTTCTATAATACCTCCATCAGCTAAAAACTGCTCTTTAGCTTGTTCATCTGCTTCAATCATCTCAGAAACACTATCTATCATTTCTTTAGAAAACTGTTTTCTAGCTTCTAGAGTTTGTTTAACTACTTTTGCTTGTAATTTCTGAACCTCATCTTGTATTGCATTTGCTAAAGCTAATTCTTCTAAAGCTAGAATTTGTTTCTTAATAGCTTTTGTAGATTCCTCTGTTAATTTACCATTATCATCTATAGATATATTTAAGTCTTTGTACTCATCATTAGCTTTTTTTACAGATTTAGCTAAATCCTCATTAGATATATTACCTCTTTCTACTTGGTTTAGTAATATTTTTAAGTCAGTACCTGCTTTTGCAGCAGATTCTCTAAAATCATCT